TTTTCTCCAGTTTTAAAGCATTGCCACAGACCTGAATCTAAATCTTCCTCTAAGCAATCTGGGCGTTCTGCTGCTGCTTCATTGTTAATTCTTGACGAAGCTGCGTTTATTGAAAACATTGATACTATTTGGGCTGCTGCATTCCCTGTTATCTCCACAGGTGGTTCGGTAATTGCTTTATCCACAGTGAACGGTGTAGGTAATTGGTTCCACCGTCAATACACGGGGGCTAGAAGAGGCGAGAATTCTTTTCATGCTATTGATATTAATTGGAAAGACCACCCTCAGTATTTCAGGCATCCCGGTTATGAAAAAATGTATGAACGCTTGATGCAGCAAGACCCCCCAGTCAACATTGACGAGTGGGAACGTAAGACTAGAGGATCGGTTACCCACAAAGAATGGTTACAGGAATATGAAGCAGAGTTCTTAGGTACTGGCGATACTTTCGTAGACGGTGAAATTCTAAAGCAATTAAAAGAGCAGATAAACGATAATTACACCACTAGGTATAACAATAGATTTAGAATTTGGCATCACCCAAACCCTAATCACGATTACATTATTGGAGTTGACACCTCTATTGGTAGGGGTCTTGATGCCTCCGTGGCACAAGTAATTGATATTTATACTGGAGAGCAAGTAGCTGAATTCAGGTCAGTTAATACCCCTATCAATGAGTTTGCTACGATGGTAGTTCAGATTGCTCGGGAGTATAACACAGCTTATATCGTTCCAGAGCGTAACATGATTGGTCACAATTTAATCTATCAGATAAAAGATGTAGAGCAGTACGAAAACCTATTTTTAGATGAAAAACATGAGGCTGGGGTACAAATATCAGAGGCAAATCGTAGGCAAATGTTAGTTCAGATGGATGAGGCAATAAGATTAAATAAAATTAAACTAAACTCTGACCGTACAGTAGATGAGCTTTTAACCTTTATTATTGACGAAGTTGGTAGGTACAAAGCCGACGTTAACTGCCACGATGATTTAATTATGGGTCTAGCCTTGGCTGTTCATGGATTTAATGAATTAAGAGTTAATACCCCCATGCTCCAACATCGACCAAATGATGGAGATAAGTTTAATGTGCCAATTACCCAGTCTAAATACTATATTAGAACTCCCGGTGGTTTAATTCACGAAGAAGATCTTAAATGGCTACTAAGTTAAACGAAAATTACACACAATTTGCTCCTAGCAGAGGCAGCATTTCAAGCTGGTTTGGCTCTTGGTATTACCCTATCGGTCGTACCGGCAAGTTCTTTGCTAAATTCTTATCTGGTAGATCAGAGCCTAATTTAAATCAAAATGGAACGACTCCTTTAGAAATTATACCCCCACAACCTCACCCGCTGGAAGGTGATACGCTGCTTAGAAAAACTCCTGCGAGCACCATGGCTCCTGGGAAGACTACTCAATTAATTCCAATAAACGAAGAAGAACTTGAGCGCAAACGCAGATACCAAGAATTTGAGGATATGGATGACTATCCAGAGGTGGCTGCCGCTTTTGATATTTACGCAGACGATTCAACTCAATTAAATTTAGACGGGAGCCGGTGGGAAGTAGACACTGATGACCAACTCGTTAAAGATGAGGCTGAAACATTTTTTACAGATATTTCTCTTGAGAATTTACTGTGGGATGTTGTTCGCAATACCGTGAAGTATGGAGATTGCTTCGTTGAACTTGTCGTAGATATTGATAACATTCGCCGTGGTATTCAAAAGATTAAAATTCTAGATCCAAACTACATTTACAGAATTGAAAACAATTACGGTATATTAACTGATTTTTTACAAGAAATACCGCTTCAAACTGACAACACTATATTTGGTAAAGTAGGAACTACGACTGCACAACGTGTAGTTATACCTCTCGATAAGAATCAGATTGTACACTTCCGAATGTTTACGTCTGACCCAACTTACTATCCTTACGGTAAATCAATTGCTGCGGCTGCTAGAAGCGTCTACAAGTCATTGAAAATGATGGAAGACGCCATGTTAATCTATAGGTTAACTCGCGCACCAGAAAGAAGAATTTTCTATATTGATACTGGAAATTTACCTTCATCTAAAGCAGAGCATTATCTTGAGATGCAAAAAAGCAAATTCAAGAAGGAAAAATACTTTAATCGTCAAACAGGTGAGATTGATGCGAGATTCAATCCAATGGCACAGGATGAAGACTTTTTCGTATCAGTAAACGGAAAAGGATCAGGCACTAAGATTGATACACTAAAAGGAGCGGAAAATCTTGGTGAAGTAGATGACGTTAAGTACTTTAGAGATAAGCTTTTAGCGACTCTAAAGATTCCGAAAGATTACATCGTAGAGAAAGACCAATCTCCAGAACGCAAAGCTAATCTTAGTCAACTCGATGTTAAGTTTGCAAGAGTAATCCTAAGAGTACAGCAATGCATTCAAATTGGCCTAGAAGCAATGCTTAAGCGACATTTGCTAGTTAAGGGATTTCCACCTTTAACTGTATCTAAACTTAAGATTAAACTTCCTGAGCCATCCGATATGTCGGCTAAGAGACAGCTAGACATTGATGAGCAAAAAGCCAGACTTGTTCAAGCGGTAAAAGGTTTAAACATATTCCCGATGGAATACATTTACAAGACTTATTATCAAATGAATGATGAGGAAATAGATGAAATCAAAAAGAAATTGGAAGAACAGTCTCAAGATCCAATCATGGGAGCGATTGCTGCTGGGATGCCTCCCGGAATGGCAATGGGTGGTGCTCCTGGCATGGGTGGTATGGCTCCCCCTGGTGCTCCCCCTGGCGGCGGTATGGCAGGTCCTGGCCCAGGTGAAGCAGGCGGCCAAGAGCCTGCTGAGAACGCTCCTCCCACGCAAATGGAGCAATTGGATTTCCTAGAGTTAAGTAAATTAATGATAAATGAGGGTTTAAGCGAAGAGGCAATTAAAATTGTTAAAGATTTAGCCTTGGAAAGAGAATTAATTAAAAACTAAGTAATAAAAATCCCCTAGATACTTTTGATAAAAGGTTTATATGCTAACTAACTTATTTGAGTCCCGTAACAAAACATTTCTTAACCTAGTGAAGCTAGGTGATTTCCTTGGGCGTTCTTTGAGAGAGAACGTAGAGCTTTTTAATGTAGAAGATAGTCTTGCCACCTACCTAACTGAAAGCGGAGCAGTTATCCAGGGTAACTTCGATTCAAAGGCATTAAAATTAACCGACGTACAAGTTCGGGATGCTAGCATCTTTGAAGATAAAGAGATTTACTCTAAGTTAGTTGACAATAAAGTTAATAACTTCCTTGCGGATATTATTAGCAATGACTTGGATACTGTCAATGAGAGTTTTGATTCTATTCTAAATCTATGGGAATCAAGACTTAAGTTTGACCACACTAAGTCTCGGCTAGCCTCAAAGGTTGAGAGATTTGATGAGACTGCTCAAATAGTTTCAACGGAGGAGTTTAGCCGAGTTGTCGAGATAAAGGATGACTTAGTGGCTATGCTTAAGGAGTCACAGAATTTCATCAATATACCAGAGATTCGCAACACTATTAAACTCTCTTCGGTAATTTCAAAGTCATTTAATCTTCCAAAGTTAACGTATGAGAAGCTAGCGGAAGATAAAGTTTATCAGATTCCTAGCACAATAAACCATACCCTATACGATCATCTTTGCAAGCACGAACTTATTACTAAAGAATTAGCTGAGGCTAAGACAAAGTTTGAGACTGTATGGGTAACTAACGAAAAGGTACAAAAGCTGCCAACTAGCATTTATGAATCAGATAATAAAATTGCGGCTCTTGTAGCTGAAATCATAGTAGACGTTCCATACTTTGCCATGGCTACGAAGAAGCAGATCTCTTCGCTGGTAGAGAACAACTTAGATCTACTAGTTGATACTAAGGCTGTCCCAGAGAAGGATATAAAGAGCTTTGTATCAAAAATTTACGAATTCAAGAAGCCAGTAAAAGATTACGTTGTTAATCTTCTGAATGAGAAGTATGGCGTTAATGTACAAACGCTAACTGACGTTCCAACATTCGATTCATTAGTAAAGACTCATGTCGTTATTTTTGAATCCCTGGCAAGACTATCTCCAAAGAGTTCTGTAATGAAGAAAGTTCTCGGAGATTTTGCTGACACACTAAAGATTAAGAACGGTATAGAAGCCATTGACGTTTCAGATTTCCTAGAAAGCGTATTTGATGAGTGTGAGTATAATTCTATTCTAAATGAAACGTCTCTAATGAATTATCTGAACTTTGAAAAAGTTGCTGATGATCTCGGCAAGATTGGGCAAGTTCTAAAGATGATTCAATCTGGTATGGGTGGAGGTGCAGCGGGCGGGTTAGCTGCTGCTCTAGGCGGAGGCCAAGGTGCTCAGGGTGCTGCGGCCCCTGCTGCTAATGCCATGGCATCTCAAATGCCACAAGGGGAAGGCCAAGCGGAAGCTGATGGTGGTGATGAGTCTGCTGGTATGATCCCTGATGAGGAAATGCCTAATGAGGACGGAGAGGCTGGAGATACTATGCCAGCTATGGACTCAGAGGACGCTGCGGCTGAGGCTGGAGAAGAGGTGGACGCCGAGCAAGAAGGACAAGAAGGGATTGCCGGTGGAATGTACGACGATGAGGTTGAGATGACCTCTAAGGATGAGCTAATCGACAACATGAGAGAATTAGAAGAACTCATTTCTATGCTAAAGTCTGACATGGGCGTCGAGGGCGAGGAAGGCGAAATGGAAGGTGAGGGTATGGAAGGCGAAGAGGATATGCCAATGGGAGACGGCGACGGCGACGAAATGCCTGAAATAAATACGGGCGACGGCGACGATGAAGTCCATATTGATACCGATTCACATAATAATGAGGGTGAAGGGGAAGAAGAAGATATGGGCGACGAGGAGGAAGATGAGCCTCCTGCCAAGCCAAAGAAGAAGAAAGGAAAGTCTGAAGACTAAATATAAATTATGCCCCCTGGTCCACGCCCGACACCCTTCCCGGTAGTCGTACAATTTAGTAATTCAGCAAATCCAACAACTCCATCTAAATTGTTGGAGTCTAGCTCACTTTATGTAACTAGCTTTTCAGCTATTACAATAAGTGCAACTAATATAAGTGCTACAAATTACTTTAATCTTCCTGGCGGTGGGGGTTCAGTAGATTACAACCTTTTAAATACTTACTACTTAAATTCTTCAGGAGATAGTGCGAGCGCAGGATTTTATTTAAGCTCTGTAAGTGCAACTAATCTAAGTGCTACAAATTACTTTAACCTGCCTAGCTCTACACTTGTTTGGAACCAAGCTCAAGATGTAGTTCTTTATGTAAAGAACAAAAGTAATTTTTCTCTGCCTAAAGGAACTCCTGTAGCAATTGTAAGTGCTACTGGGAACAACCCCGTTGTTGAGCCTTTATCTTCAGTAAACACACATGTCCCAGAAGCTTATGGATTTGCAAATCATGTTGCCGGGTTAGTAAAAGATACTATAAGTGCTGATGGATTTGGGTACATCGTAGTAGAGGGTCTAATTGAAGGTAACGGAGGGGCTGACCCATTAAATACTAATGCATTTCAAGTAGGAGACACACTGTATGTTTCTTCTAACGGGCAACTTAGTAATGTAAGACCCAACCCTCCATATGAATCTCATCCGATTGGCTTTGTAATTAGAACAGGCAACAATAACGGTAAGATTTTAGTAAAGATAGAAAATCAGCCTGAAATAAATGATATTGTTGGATTTGACTTAAATTCAACATTGATTAATGGCGATTTAATTGCTTACGATTTAACTACAAGTACATTTAAAAATACTCAAGCTTTAAATCTATCTGGGGTTAGCAGACTCGGAACTGTATCTGCCACAACGTACCAAAATCTTCCTGTAAGCTCCCATAGTCAATTACTAAATTTAAATGCTAACGATCATCCACAGTATGTGCTTACGTCTGTCAATACTAATCTAAGCTCATTAGTATCAAATATTCAGACTTCTGCAAATGATTTATCGACTGTTGTTGGTAATCACTTAGCGTCAGCGTCGGTACACTTTACTTCTGGATCTTTATCTGGTTTTTACGCTGGATCAGCTTGGGTTAATTCTAACTTCGTATTAACTTCTGTAAACAATACTTTAAGCACTACTGTAAGCAATCACTTAGCATCTGCTGTACACTGGGACTTAGCCACTCTAAATTCTAATTATATTAATGCTTCGGGTGATAGTGCTAATGCTGCATTCTTTTTTCAGACTCTAAGCGCAACTACCCTAAGCGCAACTACTTACTTAAATCTTCCTAATTTTGCTACTACGGCTACAAACGTAACTTCATTTGCCGGAACCGGAGTATTCGAAACTACAGCTTACGCAAGAAATAATTATTCGCTAACAAGTCATAGCCATACTTTCTCTGCCCTAAGTGGACTATCAGACACGAATGTTGGTACTCCATCTACTGGGCAAAGCTTAGTCTGGGATGGATCTAAGTGGTCGCCATCAGCTATTGCAGGGGGTGGAGGGGGAGGCTCGTCACCAGGGGGAGATACTAGCTCGATTCAATTTAATGCTGGGGGTGGATCTTTCGGTGGGGCAGCCCAATTAAATTGGAATACTACAACAAATTTACTTTCGGGAACTAACGCTAATTTTGTTAACCTAAGTGCAACTAACTTCAGTGCTACAAATTATTTAAACCTCCCTACGAGTGCATTAAGTGGATTAAGTGACACTCAAATTACATCCCCCTCTAATGGTCAGGGATTGGCTTGGGATGGCTCTAAGTGGGTAGCTTCAAGCTTTCCTACAGGAGGCGGGGCTACTGCCTTAAGCGGATTAACCGATGTTAGCGTAACCTCAACCCCTGTAACTGGATATGTGCTAAAATGGGACGGGTCCAAGTGGGCACCAGCCCTAGATAATACAGGGCCTGGGGGCACAGTCACCGAAGAATTCGTAATAGCAATGGCAACCATACTTTAGGTATAATATGAAAGCATTATTTGGAAGTGATTTTAAAGGTTATTACAGGTTTGATTCTGCTAATAGCAAAATTGTGTTTACTCAATTAGAGCAACCATTAGACCTTAGTAATTTTTTAGTAATTACTAATGCTACTAGAAATATAATTATATACAATTTTGCTGACCCTGCTAAAGGTGCAGCATCTTTTAATGGTCAAGACTTAATGCTTGATTACAGCACAGCCGCTATGGAAAATTCAGACGTACTTCAAATTTATATTGACGTACAACGAGAAGATCCTAGTTTATTAAGAAGAATGTTTGCGCTATTAATGTCGCCTTTAGGGTATGATAAATCACTGCAAAGATATAGAAATACAGTTGTTTTAGAATCCGGTACAGTAAGTACAGTAAGTACAGTAAATACAGTAACTGCTCTTACCGCAGCGGCTACTTTGACTAACTTAGGAACTTTATCGTCTGAAAGACTTGTGCTAAATCAAAACATTGCAGCTTGGACTGCTTCACATAGAGCGTTAATAACGTAAGGGTTAAAAAATGACTAATACATTTAAGAAAGTAATTGATAGAATGATGTGGGTTTCAGTACCCCCAACACCAAACACACACGCTGCGGGAGTTCAAATGTGCTCCGATCTTAGATCTGATATTTCTAGAGATCCCTTTGCATATCAGATGGTATCAAATTCAATATTAAACAGATTCAATATTTTTACAAAAGCTTGGCAATTTGCAGTTAACCCTACTACAACGCCAGCAGTTGTTGCCGGATCTTTGTGTGTATTTGCTCCTTCTTTTGCTGTAGTGGGCACTTTAGCAGGCGGAAATACAACTAGCAGCATTGTATTGAGCACTGCTCTACCCACAGCAGTTGGAACAAATATGTTAGGAGATAGAGGAGGGGACGGCGATTACGGGTTTAAAATTAGAATTATAGGGAATGCTGCTGGGAGTTCAGGTAGATCTCAAGAAAGATTCATAGTAGCAAACACTTCAGGAACTACTCCTACTATTACTTTAGATAATCCTTTAACATTTACACCAGTTACTGGAGATAGATACGAAATATTATCTGGGGATGTAATGATGCTAACTGGGGGAGCGACGGGTGTTGGAGCATTTAAATCATTTGAAGTAGCAACTAATACCGTAACTTCTTTAGCAACAACAAATCTTCCAGCTACAGTAGGTACTGATTCTGCTGCTTTAGTGTTAGACGAGCAGTATACACCTTACAACCATAATCCAGGCGAAGGTTTTATAAAAGGATCATACACCTATGACACAAATTTAGTTTCTAGAAATGCACTAAGCTCTACAGGAATTGCGGCGGGAACTTTGACAGGGCAAGCTGCTTCAGGTGATGCGGTAGTGGTCGCTAATGAATATAGAAACTTTCAAATTAGAATTGTCGAAGACCTTACTAACACTACCGCTGTAGGGCAAAGAAGAATAATTGCAAGCCATACAGCAGGACCAAGCCCTGTTTATACTCTAGGATCTAACTGGGCCTTCACTCCTAGCGTAGGCGCGAAATATGTAATTGAATATCCAAATTTAATTGTATTGAGAACAACAGCAAACACAACCGTTTACACTTACAACTATACTGACGCTACTGTAAATAACGGCACCGCTAACATTTTGACTAATGCGTGGTCAACAACTTATTTTTCAACTGCGGCACCGCTTGCCAATGGTGCTGGAAATATCTTTATACCATCATTTGGAATTCAGCCAGATCCAGCTAGAAATGCAAGACATTCATTTAATTATTTTTTTCGAGGAGGTAACTCTATAGTAGTAGATCTTTTCGACATTGCAGGTGCTATAGGTGGATCTTGGGCAGGTAATATAATAATAGATGGATTCCCAAGCAACCATACTACAATAAATACTGGGTCCTGCGGAGCATATTCTCCTTTTGGAAATGAGGGTAGATATGCTTACTTAAATATTTACGGGGCAAGCTTAGTTAATCAAATCTATAGATTTGATGTAAAAAATAGAGTATTGAGTCCTTATGTTTCAACTGATGTTATACAAACTACCACTGCGGCAATTGGAAATAGAATGGTAAGTTACTGTGCATTAGATGGGACAGATTCATATGATTGCATTTTATTAGTTACTAATGCATCTACTTTATCACAAGAGTTAATTCCATTGGTGTAGTATGAATATAATCGATTACATTAAAATAACTGAAAACAGAATAAGATTTTTGAATGACCAAAAACTAATATTAAGTTCTGTAGGTAACTTAGAATTACTATCAAAAGTAGAAGAAGACATTTTTGCTAGCGAAATTGTACTTCAACAATTAAAGACATTAGTGTAGTATGACAATAGGACCTAAAGTAAATCCAAGACCTTTAATTTTGCATGTCGATAGCGATACAAATATTCCCTATCGTCTTGCAGAGAGCAATGAAATTGTAGTTGACAAAATAACTGCAACTGAGTGGTCTGGGTTACCTCCCGGCAACGTAACTAGCATTAATCAGCTAGCTGGAACTGGAGTTTTTGCTACTACAGCTACAAATGTAACTTCATTTGCAGGAACGGGAGTGTTCGCTACTGTTTCATATGTCAGTAATAATTTTATTGATAATAATCAACTAGACACCCAATTAGCGCAGTATGTTGGCCCTTATGGGTCACCGTCTCAAGGGGAAGTACCTTATTGGGACGGTGGTAAATGGAGTGGGGCAGTCCCAGGTATTGACGGGGACGTATTAACCTTAGACGCTGGTTTAACTCCGACTTGGATAACGCCAGCGGGAGTAATATCAACTCCGGTTGCAATAAATTTAGGAGGAACTAATGCAACTGGAACTCCGGTATCAAATGGAGTAATCTACTACAATGGAACTAGATACGCAACTAACTCAAATTTAACTTTCAATGGTAGCGTTTTAGCTGCTCCATCGCTTACACTAACTAATTCTTTAGCTGTAGCTCAAGGCGGAACAGGGGTAACGGCTTTAGGTAATTTAAATCTTACTTCTTTTGGAGGCACCTTATCTGTAGCTAAAGGTGGCACTAACTCCACTACGCAACAAAACAATGGAGTTTTGCATTTTAATAATGCAACGACTGCAATAACTTCAGTAACATCTTTTACATTCAATGGAACAACCTTAGCTGCCCCTGCATTAGCTCTCACGACTGCATTACCAGTTAACAGTGGTGGAACTGGCAGAAACACCTTAACAGCCGGTAATTTCTTGATTGGGAATGGTACTAATCAAGTATCTTTACAGCCTACTGGAAACTTCCTGACAACGGGTACTGCTGCTATAACTTACTTTCCATTGACAGGACAAACTCTAGGTGTTGCACAAGGCGGAACAGGATCAACTAGTTTTACATCCAGAGGTATTCTTTTTTCTGATACAAATGTAACAACGTCTCCAAACTTAAAACTTGGTACTACATCTAAACTACTTGCTGTGTGCGGAGTTGCGATACCAAGCAAGGGACTTTATATTGAAACTGGAGAAGAAAACCCAACAAGTCCTTTTAACCTAAAAGATATACCGGATGTTGATACTGCTACCCCAACCGACAATCAAGTATTGGCCTACAATACTACAACCTCAAAGTGGACTCCCACTACTTTGGCCGGTGCATCTGAAACTTGGACTACTGTATTCTTACAAGCCGATGAAACAAATGGCGCAGCATCTCTTCAAGACTCTACACTTTCGGCGTCTCTAATTTCAGGAGAAACTTATTCTTATGAGTTTAATGTAATTTTTGAAAGTACACTAAGTGACAAATTTAGTTTTGCAGTATCTTCCCCAGCAGTAACAACTCATTATTGGAATATTGATTACACAGTACCTACTGGCGGATCTTTCGGTAATAAAAGGTCTTTAGGTGGTGACGGTGATTTGACAAAGAAAGATGGGACAGTGGACGCTAATGGGGTAGGTTCTGTAAATATAAAAGGTAATATAACTCCATCAGCTAATGGTACTTTAAAATTTACTTTCTCTCTTACCTCCGTGGTTAATGGAGATACAGCTACAATTTACGCTGGATCTTACCTTAGATACGCTCAAATTTAACTAACCATATCACCACGCTTCATAGAAGCTATCAAACGTGATATAATATTTTCTCTAAGTCCATCTAACTCTCTAAAGCAATTAGTTAAAGTATTCAAAGTGTCTAACCCTATGCGTTTGTCTTTGAGAGCAACTAATTCTGCCGCGAGAACATCAATAGAATTCTTTTGAGTTTGAGTAAAATTGTAAATTGAGTCTAAAACGTCTTGAGCCTGTTTCATAGTTTAATCCAATTAATTTCGTGGCCTTCTTTTCTGTAGTGCTTTATCCTCTGCTTTGAGTGATCTTCTAAGTAAGGTACTTTATCCATAAAGTCGTAAACCATTACAGTAGTCTTGTCCTTCATCTTCCTTAATCCTCTACCTAAGCCTTGGATAGTTGGAATCTTATCCTTAAGACCCCTAGCGTTAATTAAGTGAGTAATCTCTTCAATGTTAATGCCAGTTTGCAGGACTTTGGTCCCGATCAGGAAGGCCGCTTTATCGGCTCGTAGGAAGCCAGAGATAGCCTCCTTTCGCTCCGAAATAGAGTTGACACCCTCAAGGGAGTAGGAATTTTTGATCTTGCCCTTGAGTAATTGCAAGTGAGACAAGTTCTTCACAAGTATGCAAACTTTTGCAGAAGGATTTGATTCGCTAATTTTGTTAGCTAAATCTATAATCATTTGATTTCTTTCATCACAACTAACAATATACTTTTCGTACAGGTTAGCATAGGTGTCATCATAATCCTCTGGCTTTAACTGCGCTGCATTCTCTAAAATTTGGATAATCGGCTTGGCAAGTTTATTATCTTCGATTAGCTCTTTAGTAGTGCGAGTTCTAATCTCAGGCCCAAATGCTCCGCGAAGAGTGTATTGACCAATCTTATCATCTGGCATCGTAGCTGTGAATCCATATCTGTACATAGCCCTTGGGAAGCTCTGAATAGCAGCCACTGCTACTTCTCCTCTACAGAATTTGTGGACTTCATCGACAATCAAAACTTCAGCATCGTTCAGATGAGAATCAAAAATCTTTTCAATACTTTGAACAGTAGAGAGCATGATTCTCCCAGGCTTAAATTCTCCACCGAAGTTAATACCAATGTCCCTTGTCAGATGTGCTGTGAGGTATTCATAAGTTTGAGTTAGAATACTTCTCTCGTCAAATAAAATTACAATCTTCTTATCTATTAACGACTGGACAAGGGACGCAATAATTAGCGTCTTTCCCGATCCTGTAGGCGATATTATCAATGCTCGCTTTTTGTCTAGAGCTTCATTTACTGCATTCGTTTGGTAATCAAATAACTTAAAATTCCCCAGCGTAGGACTGCATTCTGGGAGCTTTAAATTAGCTGGGTACTCGTAGTCTATCCAAGGCTTACAGTTGACCTTGGCAAGATCAGCTAATATGTCGTTAAGCAATCCAGTCTTAAACTTTCCGCCAGCCGTAACAAACTTTTTCTTACCGTCCCAATGTCCACGCCTGTACGCGGGGGTAAATTGATACCCATCAATAGGGAACGACCACTTATCGGACAAAACTTTTATAATTTGAGGGTTATCCGTTTCGATTAGGGAGTCTATAATACCTACTTGAATTCTCATACCTACTATTATAGTAGTTAGAGGAATTATATGTCAAATTTAGATAAGTTTCAACCCGATCGAGAATCAAATTTAGAGAAGCTATTTGGTGATGTCCCACTAGAAGCTGAGGTACTTGTACCATTGCCATCAGAAGGTAGATTTTATTTAAATGGCAAGCCGGAAGTTCTTGTATCCCCAATTAAGTTTGAGGACGAAAAGCAATTAGCTAGCTCGGCAAAAAGCGGGATAAACCCAATTAATTTAATGCTCTCTAAGTGCATTAAGGGTATTGATATAAATTCCTTGCTGCTGATTGATAAGCTAGTTCTCCTCCTAAAAATACGAGAAATCTCGTATGGAGAGAATTATCCTGTTACCTGCGTGTGCCCTAAGTGCGCTTACGAGAGTGACGTAAATGTTAATTTGAGCCAATTGCTAATTAAGCACATACCCCCTGAGGTACAGGACCCTCGGGAGATTACGCTCCCCAAGCTTAAAAAGCAGGCTAAGGTCAGATTCCCTAAGGTTTCTGACGAGCCTAATTTAAATAGCGACGAGCAGGTTTATAACAACCTATGGCGATTTGTCACAGAGCTAAATGGCTCTTCTGACCCAGTATTTATCTCTAAAGCCATCCCTAAGATGCACATTATGGATATTAAGTTTATCTTAAACCAAGTTATGCGTCTGGATTTAGGATTAGACCCTAAGTTTATCTTACGCTGCACTAATTGCGGAGGGGAATCAGTGCTTTCTGTTCCGATCAATGAAAATTTTTTTTCCGTGACCTGACAGATAAGATAAATTTAGAAGACCTACTTCTGGAAGCCTACATACTGGTAAGTAAGTGTAAATTTACTTATGAGGACGTTAAAAGCATGACTAAGATAGAGCGAGCCGTCTTCATTAAACTCTACACACAAGATTTGGAAGCCCAGAAAAATGCAATTGAACAACATCTCAATTAGTGACCGAAACAATAGACCTTCTGTATTGGAGAAGGTCGGATTGCAAGTCTTCTTCTTAACTGATGGGATATACACCGACCCCTATCAGATCAGCGCAGTTAGCATTTTTGCACGGGCTAACAACCTATCCCCTAGCTCTATTTTAGATGAGACTACTCAATTAATTTCCGTTGATGCTAGCAACGTAATGAAGATGAATTTCTGCAATTCATCCGCAGATACGAGCAACGTAGCCTTCAACGTATCTAATTACACCGGAGGGGCTAGCACTAGCGGAATCTTCCGTATTAGCACAGGAAGGTATATCGTAGTCCTCGACGGCACGATTAACTTATCTGGGACAAGAAACCTCTAC